GTTGTATTTCCTGCTCCGTCATTTCCGAAAAGAGCTACGCCGTCACCACCTGCAAATGTATTGTTGAAACCGTTATTTAAAACAGCTGCACCTTTTACATTTTTAGTAGAGGCCATAGATCTTGCTAAAGCTTTTGTATATCTAGACGCAAGTCTGTCATACAAGTTATCCTCAATCGCTTCTTCAGTGATTGCGAATGCTAAAGCTACTGTCTCGTGAGAGTATCTAGCAGTGAAAGTTTCTTGCGCTTCATCAAATGAAACACCAGCGCCTTCACCTTTTACTTGTGCGTTAGCGAAACCAGATAACATAACTTCTTCTTCAAAAGCTCTGTCAGATGATTCCTCAGTATAAATCTCAGCATGCTGATTTTCATACCTTTTATATTCCAGGCCGAATAGTGCATTCAATCCTGGCTCTAGTTCTTTAACTAGTTGTGATCGTGATATTGCCATAATTTATCTCCTATTCTCCTATTACGATTGTAGCTCGATTAGATTCGGACAAACAACCACTGAACAGAAAGCTGCAGTAATATCCTCATTTTCAGGATCTTCTGCTACTCTTAAAAGTCTTAGTGATTTACTATCCGCGGCTGTAACACCGATATCTAAAGTCGAAGATGATCTACCAGTGATATCGCTACCAGCTGATGCATTCATGTCATAAGACTCTAAAAATCCTGCTTGTGTTACAGCAGCATCTGTTGCTACTACATATTGTTGGTGTGGGTTATCGAATACAAAAGCAGTGATGTCTTCACTGTTTGCTGGTGTAATCGTTGCTTTGTAGAAATTCGCAAAAGTTGGCTTCAAAGTTGTAGCCGCGTTGTAGAATATTCCATTAAGCGTTCCAATTACAGGTGCAGCGGCCGTTTGACCATCCACAATATAACCAGCAGCAGATTTTACCATTCCGCCATTGTATATAGTAGTACCATAACCCGCATCGATTTTGTATTTACCTTGACCAGAAGTTGCTGGAGTTGAACCCAGAACGCCTGCCGCAGTATAACCAAAACCTTGTTCGTTTCTATTTGCCATAGTTATTACTCCTTATGTACCTGCCCCGAAAGGCCTCCAGTACGATTGATTTAATTCAGTGATTTAAAAATTACTTTTTAGTACCACCGAAGGTTACACGAGATTGTCTATCAACATTGATAGGCATTCTACTATCCTGCTCCCTCATAAGGTCGTTGTTTACGGCTTCGTTACGTTCTTTATGTCTATCAGACATATATTGTTGACGTTGCTGTGCGATCTCTTCAGGTACCTTCGCAAGTAGAAGGCCACCAACCCCAATCACTCCCTTGTATTTACCGTCTTCAACGGTTGGGTAATCGCTTGCATTTTCAACTTCTTCAGATCTAACTAACTCATAACCTTCTCTTAAACGTCCGGTTACATTTTTAGTATCTTGAAAGCCTACAACTTCAGCTCTTATCCATCTATACCTGAATCCATCAGGTGCAGGGGGTGCATCTAGAGATGATGGTGGAACCCACACTTTTGGTCTTTCAGACTTTGACCGTGTTTGGCTCGCACGAGAAGTATTTTCTTTTTCTTTTTCCATTTTACGCTCCTTCCTTCGTGTGTTTTAATTGTTTTGCGTACTCTTCGAGTGGCACACCTAATTTTTTAGCTATTGCTACCTGTGAAGATGTGAGTCTCACAGTTTTGCGACCAGGCTTTACGCTTCTTGTAGCAGAAGCCACTGTCTGAACAGGGGCGGCCGTTTGCTTAGTTTCAGTATTACCAAATTTATGCGGAAAGTCAACTTTAATTCTTCTATCAACCTCTGCATAATACTCGTTTGAGTTTGGATCATATCCTTCTTTTTCCGTTAAATCCTTATGTATTTCAAAAGCAGTGTAAGTCATTGCTTTATCCGTACCAAACCATGAGTTTTGAGAAGCCCATGCTTCAGCTTTAGGATCCGGATTAATAGGATCTTCCATTTGTCGTGTTTGAACTGGTGGTTGAGATAAAACAGGTTTCTCAGCCTGTTGTTCTTCTCTACCAGCTTTAGCTTGCTCTAGTTTTGCATTCTCAAAAGCGAGTGTTGCAATTCTTTTGTTCGCTTCAACTTGAGCCTGTGCATCTCCATTTTCAATAGCTGCTGCAAGTTCTTTTTGTGCAGCTTCCATTCCTGTAGAAATACTTGTCTCAAATTTCTTGACATAATCAGCATCAGTTTTTTCAAAACGTTTTTCTAATGCTTGTCTCTTTTCCTCTACACCTTTGGCATAATCTAAAGCAGCTTGTTCTCTTCTTTCTGCTTCTCTCATCTTACGAGTTAATTTCGCAATACGAGATTGTACACCTTTGCTGTAGTCCTCCAAAGTTTCATCTGATTTTTTTTCGTCTAACTTTGTTTCTCTTTCATTTTCAAATGTTTTATCTGTTTCTTGTTCCGTGTTTTCCGTTTCTACAACGGCTTCTTCTTTTGCTTCTTCAATATCTATTTCTGCATCAGGTCCTGATGTATCAATAGGTACTAGTTTTTTTTCTTCGTCTGGCATAGTTACTCCTTCCTATGATTAAAACTCATGCAAGATGTCTTCTGGACTATCAATTGTTGCTAACACTTCATCGTCGTTTAGCAGACGCATCTCTCCACCATCTATCTTGATCCTTGATCCGGCATAACGCGCAAACATTACCCAATCATTGACCTTGCACCACGGGCCTTCGGGATACCTCTCCTTATCCTTGTAACATTGAGGACCCATAGCTAAAACTAATCCAACTTGAGATGCAACTTGTTGCCTCTCTATAGTTGTTTCAGCTAATACTAATCCACCTTTAGTTTTCTCTTTCATTTTAAAAGGTAAAACTATCATCCTCCACCCAGTAGGTTTTGGTAAGTTAGGTTCTTTCTCTTCTTTTTTCTCTGATTTTTTTACACCAATAAGATCATTGTTTGGTGTTAATATCGATGACTGTTCCTTCATTGTGCTCCTTATCGTTTAGCAGGTTAGAGATTTCCTGACGCACTGATTCCAGTGCATTAATTTGTCCTATTATATACTTGTAATTTTCCATACTGTCAACCCCTCCGGATGTTACCGAAACTGACAACTGTTCTATTCTTGAATCGAGGAATCTTAAAGTTTTATTTATTACTGTTTCTAATTGCATTATTTCTTTGCTACCTTTCCTGTATTCTCACCTTTTTTTATAACGTAGTCTTGAGTACCATTAGCACCTGTTTCTAC